CCTGGAGACTCAGACCACAACAAGGTTGAGTTTGAAATGAAGGCAATTGAGAACGGTATTCAAGAAGGCTCATTTAAGGAATACCGCAAGCAAAATCGTGATGACATCTTTATTGCACATCAGATGCCAATATCAAAAATTGGTGGATCAGATTCTGGTGGTTTGGCAGCAGCCTTATCTCAAGATCGTACATTTAAAGAGCAGGTATCAAGACCAGAACAACGTAATCTTGAAAAGACGATCAATAAGATTATTAAAGAGAAAACAGATATTCTTGAGTTTAAGTTTAATGAACTTACGCTTACAGATGAAATTGCACAGTCTCAAATCCTTGAGCGTTACGTTAAGAATCAGATTATGCTTCCTAACGAGGCTCGTGAGGTTTTGAATCTTCCACAGGTAGAGCATGGGGACAAGCCTCTTGAACTAACTGCCAGGGCAGCAGCAGATTCTAATGCCAACAATGCAAAAACTAGAACTCGTGATGGTGAAAGAACAAACAACCAATCGGATGGTGCTGCAACGGTATCTGGAAGAAATGCAAAGGGTCAAGGTCGCTCATCTCAATAGTTGAGAAAACCTTGAAAACATTTGATATAATAGAAGTTGATATGAGTATCAATAAAGCACACTGGACCGCAGAGGGTAACAACCTAAAATTTTCAATGCCTATTGGCAAGGTTGATCAGGAACGCCGTATCGTTTCAGGCTTTGCAACACTAGATAATATTGATAAGCAAGGCGACATTGTAGATACGCAGGCAAGCCTTGAGGCATTTAAGAAGTTTCGTGGCAATCTACGTGAAATGCATCAGCCAACAGCCGTTGGAAAGGTAGTTTCTTTTAAGGAAGACAAGTACTTTGATCCAACAACAAAAAAGTTTTATAATGGTGTATTTGTTTCAGCCTATGTTTCAAAAGGCGCACAGGATACCTGGGAAAAGGTTCTTGATGGAACTCTAACTGGTTTTTCTATTGGCGGTAACATCACAAAGTCTGACGATGAATATAATGTAGAAATTGATAAGTCTATTCGTGTAATTAAAGAGTATGAACTGTTTGAACTATCTCTTGTAGATAGCCCAGCAAATCAATTTGCCAATGTTATTTCAATTGAGAAGGTTAATGGGGAAAATGTTATGGGTGGATTTTTATCAAAGGCAGTAGTCAAAGATGTTTACTGGTGTTCTTCAGATGATATCGTACAGGTTTCACCAGAATCAAATGCAGACTGTCCATCATGCAGCAAAGCAATGAAAAATATTGGTTTCGTAGAAAATGATGACGAAAATATAGAAACAATAAAGTTCTTAGTTGATAGTGCAAAAGGCATTAGAACAATTAAGATGACAAAGGAGGCAAATCCAATGACAGATGAGACAACAGCAGTTGTTGAAGATGTTGTAACTGAAGAAGTTGCACCAGAAGCACCAGCAGCAGAAGTAGTTGAAAATGTTGAGGTTGCTCCAGAGACAGAAGCAGAAGTAGAAAAGAAGGATATTGATGAGGCTGTAGATAGCCAAGATATCGTTGGTGATACACCAAAGAATCCATCAGATGCTGATGCTGAACCAGAAATCCAGAACGTAGAAAAGTCTGACGATGAAGCAGTTGCCGCTGCTGTTGCAGACATTAAGGATTCTCTAACTAATGCCTTTGGCGACCTAGCAGCAACCGTAAAATCAATTAGCGATCAGGTTGCTGAACTATCAAAGTCACTTTCAGACGTAAACGGAAATTTAGCAACAGTAAACAACAAAGTTGAGACTGTAGCAAATGAAGTTGCAAACGTTCAAGGTAACTTTAATGAATTTGGAAAGCGAGTAGATAAAGTTGAGGCTGACACTGCTTTCCGCAAGTCTGGCGATCTTGGCGAGATCGTACAGGAGTTCGCAGAAATGCGTACTCAGAAATCCCTATGGGGCGGTAGTTTCCTCAAATCAACCGACCTATTCAAAAGATAATAATCACTAGGAGGTGAACAATATGTCGGAAACAACAAATACAGAAATCGTAAAGAACTACCCAGGTTCAGCAACTCCACCAGGACCACTGAACGGCGAAGGTTCTTTCGCATCTGGAACAGATGGAGCACCAGCAACGCCTGGTAACTATGCAGATAGCGCTTCTTTGGGTAACATCCCAACAGCACTAGCAGGAGTAACATCTGGACCAAACGCAGTAAACCCAACAGGAACCCCTGGTGGTATTCTCTTGCCTGAACAGGCTCGTCGTTTTATTGACTACGTATGGGATGCAACAGTACTCGCCCAAGATGGTCGTAGAGTTACTATGAGAGCAAATACCATGGAACTTGATAAGGTTAACGTCGGTGAGCGTGTTATTCGTGCTGCTGCTCAAGCATCATACGATTACACAAACGTCGGTGCAACTTTTACTAAGGTTGAACTTACTACCAAGAAGATTCGTCTTGATTGGGAAGTAGCAACAGAAGCACTTGAAGACAATATTGAAGGAGGTGCGTTGGAAGATCATCTAGTTCGCTTGATGACTAACGCATTCGCAAACGATATTGAAGATCTAGCCATTAATGGTGATGGATCAACAGGTGCCTTCCTTTCAATCATGGAAGGTTTCGTACACAAGACTAAGGCTGCTGGATCAGGAGCACATGAGTCACTAGTGACTGTAACAGATAACGCATGGAACACAAACGTAATGCAGGACATCGTTCTTGCAATGCCACGTAAGTACCGTGCACTTAAGAACAATCTTAAGTTCTATGCTGGTACAGACGCTTTCCAGGGCATCGTAAAGTACAATGGTACTTTGGCAGATGCAATTGCTGAAGCATTCTCTTCAGTTCCAGCAGGTACACCTGCAAACCGTCAAGCATACCTTGATGGTGCTGGACAGACATTCGGTGGAGCACGTACAACTCGTGTTCTAGGAATTGATGTTCAGGAAGTTCCATACTACCCTGCAGGATATGTCGACTTGACATTCCCACAGAACCGTGTATGGGGATTCCAGCGTGATATCACTGTAAACCGTGAATACAAGCCAAAGAAGGATACAATTGAATACACAGTATTCGTCCGCTTTGGTATTCAGTGGGAAGAACTTGATGCAGTTGCTTTCGCAGATGCAGGCGCAGATTCATAATCTGAGTTTCTAACCCAATAGGGGGAGGGATGGTTAATAAAATAGCCTCCCTCCCTCTTACTTTTTAAGGAACAAAATGTCATATCCAGGTTCAGATATAAGCAATCCAATTAATGGAGAAGGTGCCTTTGCAGTTGTGCAAGGTGCAATCATTATTGGTCCAGAAGGACCACAAACACAGTTTTTAGGAAACATTGGCGAAGTTATAATGGGGGAGACTTCAGGTCAAAATGCAGTAAATCCAACTGGAACGCCAAGCGGTATCAGATTGCCAATGCAAAATAACTTTAGAAATATAAAAACTCGCAGAAGATAGTCCCTGTGATATAATTTAATTAAGGAGATGACATGTCATTAGTAGAAGATTTAAAAAAGAAAACTATGCCACAGTTAAAGGCGTATGCAAAAAAAGAAAATATTGACCTATTTGGAACATCCACAAAAGAAGAAGTTTTAGAAACAATTTTAAATTGGATTCCAATTGAAGAATTTCCAGGGAAAGAAGACTTCAAAGAAGAAAAGAAGAAGCCTAAGTCTGATAAAACGGCAGCAGTTTATACAACAAGAAACTTATTTTGGTCTGGAGTTGGTGAACTAAATATAGGATATAATATAGTTAACGAGGAGGATGCCCAAAAGTGGCTTACTCATAAGGCTGTTCGCATAGCAACACCAGATGAGATAGCAAGGCACTACGGTAAAAAATAATGCAGATCCTAAGAATCCCACCATTTCCGCTAGAGGCAACCTACACAGTGCCAGAAGCAAATACTGACTATATCTTTACAATTGAAAATTCACCAAGAACTATTGAGGCAGAGGTTGTCTTAACATCAGATGAAAACGCAAAACTAACATATGTGCTAACTGGTGAATTTGTTAAGTATGATCACAACTACGCTGTTATTATTTATGAGATAAATGAAGATGAATCTTATGGAGATGTTGTTGTTCAGGATGTTTTGAACATTATGAAGCCATATGTAAATCCAAGAAAACTGGGAACAACTGCATCAGAGATTGCAGAATATACAGACTATGAGCAAATTGCTAGAGGTTTAATTGATTCAGTTATTGGTCCAAAAGGATTTATTTTTGAAAAAGCAGTAATGGAAGTTGTAGGAGAAGGAACAGACTATTTACCACTTTGGGATATAGGGTATAAGGTTGTACAGGTTTATGAAAATGGAGAATTGGTTTATGACATTGATGCCGAAGTTCCAGAAATTGGTGGGTACACATATGAAATTACACAGGACAAGTCAGCAATATATAAAGAGCCAGTACCAAGAATAAACAATTTTAATCGTGCTGAAAAGAGACCAAGAAAACTTCCTGTAGGTCTTTCAGATTCATATCGTGCATCCATTCCTATTGACAGCGCTAATACTGTCCTATACGATCAGCCAGTAATGTTTCCAGAAGGAAGAGATTATATAGTTATATATGAAGCAGGATTTAAGGTTATACCGTACGACGTTGAAGATGCAGCCAAAAGACTTATAGAGGATATTAAGTGTGGAAATCTTGACTACGCAAAAAGATTTATTACTGGATATCAAACAGAACAATTTAACATTAAGTTTGATACATCTTTACTTGATGGCACAGGAAATAACTTTGTTGACAAGGTTTTGCAAAAATACATAGTTTCATTGTATAAACCAAGGATAATTTAATGCCAGAGAGTTGCAACACTCCAGACTTTCTGTACCCAATGAAGGCAGACATTTTCTACCCAATTGTTGAACAAGGGGCTTATGGGGATGTAAAAAAACAATGGGTATATAGCAGAACAATTGCTTGCAACTTTACTGAGCCTGGAAGAATTGAAGAAGAGGTTAAGCCAAACGTTAACATCACACTTAAGAAGACTCTAGTTGGCAGGGTAAAGAAAGATGTGCGAATAGCAGAGGATAATACAAAGGGTTCAATTACAAATGTTATTATTACAAACATAAGAGATAGAAATGATAACCCAATCTACCTTGAAACTGCTGGACCAAGATCTGGATTTTCAACAATTTATGAAATAGAAACTCAGAACCCAGTAGTTGGACCATTTGGATCAATTGAGTATTACAGCCTAATAGTGCGTAGATCAGAGAACCAGGCAACAGATCTATGATAAAAATATCCATGAACAGCGCACAGTTTAGAAAAGATATGAACAATATACTTGATTATTCTTTTGGATTTCTTGATGGCGTTCATAGAGGAAAGACAGTATTTTTTCATAATCTTGGAAAAACAATAACAGAGGTTTTAAATAGATTTATTGACTCAACCGCAAGAATGGATGAGCAGTCACTTCACCATGTCTATGAGTGGTATCAAACAGGAAGCCCAAATGCAAGACTATACGACATAAGATATGTAATTAACAATAATGGTTTAAACTTTGTTTCATCTTTCAAGCAGTCAACAACAATTAAGGATGGATCACGAGTTCCATTTTATAATAAAGCAAAAATAATGGAAGAAGGAACGACAGTTATTATTGAGCCAAGAAATTCAGATGTTCTGGTTTTTGAAGATAATGGCGAAGAGGTGTTTACTAAAAACCCAGTAGTTGTAACTAATCCTGGTGGCGATGCTACAGTTGGATCTTTTGAAAAAACAATGAATACATTTTTTACAAAATATTTTACACAGGCTTTTTTAAGATCAAGTGGTATTGCAGACTACCTAGAGAATCCAATTTTATTTAAGAAAAATATAAATGTTGGTAAAAAGTCTGGAAGAGCAAAGGGTCTTGATACAGGCTATAGATGGATTATAAATGCGGGAGTGATATCAAATGGCTAATAACGATGTGCTAAATACACCAGTACTGTGGATCAATAAATATTTGCAGTCTAAGTTGGGAAACAAACTTGGATATGCAATACCACTTTTCCCACCATCACCATTTAATATTGATGACCTTACAGAAAAATGGATGGTTTTAAATAATACAAATACTCCAGTAACTAGTGCTGTTGCTGGAACTTGGGATAGATTAATAAAAATGAATAGGTCTAAGTTTCCACACATTAAGTGTGAACAAATTCTTTACTACTTTTATGGTCTTGGAGAAGAGTCAAAAATAACAATGGTTCAGGTCCAAGAAGAAGTTTTAAGACTAATGGATAGATATGATGAAACAGCAGAAGAATTAAATAACTGGTGTTCAAATAGAAAAGTAAGGCTTGATGATGGATCAGAAATAGACTGCATGTTCTACTTCCACAACTTCAAGGTATACCAATTAGAGGAAACTAGGGATATTGTTGATTTTGGCACAGCCAGAACCTACGGGGCAAATAAGATTATTATTGAATATGACTACCACCAGCATGAGGAACTGACCAACAATACCTGGAGACCAGAGGTATTGCCTGCTGGAACCAGCAAGATTACCATTTAAAAATGCTGTTATAATTAAGGTTGAGGAAACAAACGCCAAACAACTTAATATCTATTCTTTAAGAAAGAGGTGAATAAATGGCATATACACGTGGAACGTCTACCAACATTATCGTTGGTGCAGCAGCACTTTTCGTTGCAGATACAACACTTGACGCAAACTCATTAGAATCATTTGATGCTAACGAGTCTTTCAAGGACACACTATCTGATGCGATCACAGGCGCTGACTACACTAACGTAGGTTACACCATGAATGGTCTTGAATTGCAGTTCCAGCCTGACTTCGGTGAAGTTAGAGTTGACCAGATTCTTGACGTTGCTAAACTTTATAAGCAGGGTATGCAGGTTAACCTTGCAACTGCTTTTGCTGAGGCTACACTAGAGAACCTTCTCTTGGCTTTGGCATATTCAGACACAAAGTTGACAGGAACAAAGAGCACATCTAACGGACGTGCACTTGACCTTTCAGCAGGAGACATCGGAGAATGTCCAGTTGAGCGAGGAATCGTTGCAGTTGGTCCAGGAACTGGTGACTGTGAAGACTCAGCAACTGTTGAGCGTGTTTACACAGCATACCGTGCACTTTCAATTGAAAATGTTACAGTATCTGCAAAGCGTGAAGAGGCTTCAATGTTTGAAGTTTCATTCCGTCTTCTACCAGAAGATGTATCTGGTTCATATGGTAAGATCGTAGATCGTACTTGGGCACCAGCATCATAATTTAATATAAATTAGCGACTTAGCCCATCTCTTCGGAGGTGGGCTTTGTTGTTTTATGGTAAAATGGATAAAATGGCTACACACATATATAAGACTGATATTATTTCATTAATTGATGGTCAAGAGATAACAATTTATCCACTTAAGATTAAGTATCTTAGAGAGTTTATGGATGCCTATAAACTTATTAAAGATGCAAAAGATGATATTGAATCAATATCCTATTTATCAGAGTGTGCAAGAATTGCAATGAAGCAATATCTTCCAGGCAAAATTAAAACAATAGAAGATTTAGAAGATAACTTTGATCTTCCAACAATTTATAAAATATTAAAAATAGGTGGTGGTATTGGAGTTGACTCATCATCTAAGGAGCCAGTAAAATCTCAAGCACTTAGTGACAAAAATGAAGCAACTGGTTGGGATGATCTTGACCTTGCAAGATTAGAGTCAGAGATATTTTTGCTGGGTATTTGGAAAGATTATCAAGAATTAGAAGAAAATCTATCAATGCCAGAATTAATGGCAACTCTATCTTCACTTAGAGAATTAGATCACCAAGAAAAGAAATTTTTGGCTGCAATTCAGGGAATCGATTTAGATGCTGAATCTGGAAAAGATAGAGGTCAAAAAGAATGGGAAGATATGAAGGCTAGAGTCTTTAGCCAAGGAGCAACAAATGATAGTAATGATGTTCTGGCATTACAAGGACAAAATGCTAAAAAAGCAGGGTTTGGAATTGGCATGGGCTTAGACTATGAAGATCTAAGAAACTAGCCTATTTATGCTATAATTAAGTTAACTTACAGAGAGGAAGTTATGACTACTACAGTCCATGAAGAAAAGACAATAACACTGATCGACGGAACAAAGATCAAGGTTAGACCTCTCAAGATCTCGCTTTTGCGTAAATTTATGAAAAAGTTTGAGGGCTTGGGGGCAGTCCAAAATGATAATGACAAGTCTATGACACTGCTAGTTGAGTGTGTAGCAATTGCAATGGAACAGTATAAGCCAGAGTTGGGGGATAGCATTGAGAAACTTGAAGAAGTAATTGATCTTCCTACGGTTTACTCCATTATTGAGGCAGCGTCTGGAATTAATCTTTCAGATTCAGCGTTGCTTGCATTAGCACAAGAAGAACTATAATCGGTAAGGGTTAACGGTTAATGGCGGGAGATACAACAAGCAATATTTTTATTAATGTTGATACCTCACAAGCCATGGCACAACTTCGTGCCCTTGAAAAGGAATTAACCGCTCTTAACCGTTCCCTCATCGTTGGAACAAAGGCTGCAGCACAAGCACAAGCAAAATATGCACAATCTCTACTGCACAATGTAAACGCAACAGGTCAATGGACTGCTTCCATGACCCGTATGAGTACTGCTTCTGAGCAGTTCTCTGATAGACTTGACAGACAAAGACTTTCGCTTAAAGAATACTTTAGATATGGTATGGCATCTACCAAAACCTTTGGAAGGTTGTTTGGTAGTGAATTTGACACACTTGGTAAACTAGTTGATAAGCGTGTAAAGACTTTACAGCAGCAGTACGTACAACTTGGTCGTGATGCCCAAGGTGCAATGAACGCAATGAAGTTTAATCCTAAAGTACTTAACTATGGAGATGTAACTACAAAGTTAATGATGGCTACTCAACGACAACAAATATTAAATAAACTTATTGATGATGGTTCAACAAAACTATTAAACTTTGGTAAGAATACTCAGTGGGCAGGTCGCCAACTTATGGTTGGTTTTACAATTCCACTTATGCTTTTTGGTGCTCAAGCAATTAAAACATTTAAAGAAATAGAAACTCAAGTAATTAGATTTAAAAAGGTCTATGGAGATATTTTTACAGACCAGGGTGCAACAGACCAAGCACTAAAAAATATTCGTGCACTTGGTGATGAATATACAAAATATGGTCTTAAAGTTGCAGACACAATTAAAACAGCAGCAGATGCTGCAGCAGCAGGTTTTTCTGGCAAGGGATTAGAAACTCTTGTAGAACAAACAAATAAACTTGCAGTACTTGGTGGAGTTACACAAGAAAAAGCATTAGAGACAACAATTGCATTAAAGAATGCATTCCAAATTGATACAGGCGCTATGTCTGGAACAATTGACTTCCTTAACGCAGTAGAAAACCAAACAGTTGTAGCACTTGAAGATTTAACAGAGGCGATTCCAAAGGTTGCTCCAGTTATTCAACAACTTGGTGGAGACGTAAAAGATCTTGCATACTTTATGGCAGCAATGCAAGAAGGCGGAATCTCTGCAGCACAAGGTGCTAACGCACTCAAGTCTGGTCTTGCATCTTTAATTAACCCAAGTAAGGCTGCATCTAAGGCTGCTGCTGATGTTGGTATTAACATTAAGGGAATCATTGAAGCCAATGCGGGTAATTTAAGAAATACAGTAACCGCCTTTGCTCAAGCATTGCAGCCATTAACAGATCTTCAAAAGTCAAGAATTATTGAAAAGGTTTTTGGAAAGTATCAGTTTGCTAGAATTTCTGCACTCTTAAATAACATTACAAGAGAAGGAACACAGGCAGCCCGTGTTCTTGAATTAACAAATGCATCTGCTGAAGAACTTGCAATCTTAAGCAAGCGAGAATTAAAGATTCAAGCAGACTCATCAATGAATAAACTGGCTGGAGCAATAGAAAAACTTAAAGTATCTATAGCGCCAGTAGGAGAACTTTTTGCCAAGGTATTTACTCCAATTATAGAATTTGTTGCAAAAATAGCAGACAAGTTTAACAACCTTCCAGAAGGAATAAAGAAGGCTATAGGCGTTATAGCCATCGTAGTTGGAGGTCTTGGACCTATATTCCTAATGACATTTGGTTTGCTTGCAAACGCCGTTGCAAACGCTGTAAAGGGTGTTCAGGTACTACGTAAGGGATATCAGCAACTATCTTCTGGATCCAGCGATGCAGCACTAAAAACACAATATTTGACACAGCAAGAACTAGAAAATATATCAGTAAGTAATGCGCTATATTCTAAGCATCAGCAATTATCTGCAGCATATCAATTAGAATCAACAGCATTGACTTCATTGACTAGTGCCTATAAGCAAGCAAACATTGCCATGGGTGGCTTTGCCGCAAACAACCCAGGATTATTTATGCCAAGGGGTGGCGTTGTTCTTCCAAAGAAGTTTGCAGGAGGAACAACATCTGTCCCAGGACCAAAGGGAGCAGGAGACATAATTCCAGCAATGCTATCACCTGGAGAATCTGTTATTCCAGTAAAGCAAACACAAAAGTATGCAGGGTTTATTAATCAGATTATTCAGGACAAGGTTCCAGGATTTATGGCTGGAAGACTTGGGGCATTTGGAGCAGCAGCAAATGTTGAAAGAGGAGCATCGTCAAGAGGTGTAATTGGTTCACCTGCACCAGTTATTCCAATAGGGTCTGGATTTGCAGGAAGACCTGGATTATCTGGCATTCAATTTGCTGAAGGCTCAGGCGGACTTGTAATTGTAAAGGCAGGATCTCAATCCTTTAAGGTTAAGAAAGAAAATGTTGAAGAGTTAAAGCGTTTGCTTACAGAAAATCAAATGTGGTTAGAATCTAAGGGCAGACTTCCTGGGGGAGCAATTAGTTCAAAGAAGGGCTATGCAGATACAACAGAAGGAAAACTTGAGCACGTACTAAGAACAAGACTTGCTGGTGAAGAGATACTAACACCTAAAAAAATATTTAGCAAGTTACAAAAATATGATGCAAGTAAAGTTAGAGCAGTTCCAAAAGAAATTAAGTCTTTAAGAGCAAAATATAAAAATTCACCAATTTACAAAGAACTTGTTGGTGTTCATAAAGGTGAAATTGAAGAATTAAAGGCACTTGCAAAGACTAAGCCAAACCCATACGGATTAACAGAAGAAGACCTATTAACAATTCAGGGTGCTCAGGGAGCAAATGCTAAAGAGTTTAAGTATTCTCCAGCACTTAGCCATAGATTTACTGATAGACAGGTTGGCGAACTATCAGGTCTAACACAATACAAGAGAAACGCACCAAGCAATGTATTTGAAGAGCAATCATTCTTAAATAAATATTTCCAAGATATATCAAAAACTTCTGTTGGTGGAATGCATATATCCAGAAGAGATCAAGCAGAGGCTGCACGTAATTTAATTTTAGACAAGCCAGCGTCAAAAAGATCTGCAATTGAAAAAGCAGTTCATGCAACACTAGATAGAAGACTTGCTACTGGCTACTATGAAAAGTTTGGTTCAAAAACAAATCAACTTTCATTACTAAAGGATGCTGGATTAACTAACGAACAAATAAGGGCTTTCCCAAGAACAGGTATTCCAGAATTAGCAGGCGGTGTAGTTTCTCTAGGAATGCCAATACCATTTAAGGTTATTGCAAAAAATAGAGCAATTGCCCAACAGATAGATGCTCGTGTAAGATCAAGTTCTTTTAGAGATACTCCACCAACAAACTTTGGAGTAAGGCTAGAAGAGTTTACAGGTCATAGTTTTCCAATCCCAGGTGTTGGTGGAGTTTATAGAAAACCAAATGGACAAGTTGTTGTTGTTAAACCAGTTCTTGATGAAAAGGCAGCATTAGCAGAACAAAGAGGAACAGTAATTACTAGAGGGGCGTTCCCAGATCTAGACGCTCCAGAACAAACAATTAGAACAATGGTTGATCCAACAGACTTAACTGGTAAGCGTAAATTTATTGTTCTTGAATCTCCATACAATCCAAAATTTGCAACTGGTGGAACTAAGTTCTCTAAGGAAGAATACTTTACACAACTTCTTGCATCAACATTAAGAGGAGACAAAGATCTATCTCCTTCAAACGTGTTTGGATCAAACGTAGCAGATCAAGGTGCCTCTGGAGTATTTGGTAAGGCTTCAGGACAAAGAGAATTTAAATTCAACATGCCATCTCTAGAAGAGCAGGCAATGATCAATCTTCTTGGAGTCAAGGGTGGTGCTAGAAAAGCATTTGCTGAAAATACTGCTGATATAGCAAGATCTATGACACCACAGCAATATCAAGATGCAATGATTGCTGAGATTAATGCAACTATTCCAAGATTAGAAAAGACTATTGCTTCTCTTGGGTTAACAACAGGAGTTGAAAAAGTTGTATATCAAAGAATGGTTGATAGACTTAAGGCTGGGTTAGGTGTTGATTGGACCAAGTTACACGCAGTTCACTCTAAGGTAAAGGCTCCTCTTGAATTGGCAGAAGGTATTGTTTCAGTACCTGGTCCAAAGGGTGCTGGAGATATTCAACCTGCAATGCTTTCACCAGGAGAAGCAGTAATTCCTGCAAAGCAATCTGCAAAGTATATGCCACTTATCCGTTCAATGATTGCAGACAATGTTCCAGGATTTGCAGAGTCAAATCTTGAATGGGATGGTAGCCCAAGATCACTAAGACCAGGTGGAAAGTATGCAGGTCCAATTCCTACACCAGGTGTTGATGCATGGGGAGATCCAATTAAAGAAACTCCTGCTGCTGGAACAAGATCTCCAGATAGAGTTGAAAGAGCAATTGATAGATTTTTTGATAAGCCAAGAGTTAAAAAACTTGGGGATAGAATTGATAATTTTTCAGCAAAATTAAGAACAGCAACGCCAAAGGTTGCAGACCTTGGAACTACAGCAGATAAAACAACTGAGTCATTTGGTAAAGACAAGACTCGTGGATTCCGTGGATTCCTTGGCGGATATGGCAATGTGCAACAAACAGTTGCAAATGATGACGGAACCACAAGAGCAGCATCTGCACAAGAACGCACAAATATGCGTCAAATGAATAGAATGAATTTTGCACAAAGAATGATGCCAGCACAGATGGCTGGAATGATGATTCCTATGGCTGCTGGAATGGTTGCTCAAAAGAATCCAGATGGCGCTATTGCAAAGAACATGGATGCAATCATGATGCTATCTATGCTGACAATGCTTTTACCAATGCTTAATAGCCCTCTTAAACTTCTTGCAGCAACAGCAGTTGGATTGATTGCGGTATTTAAAATGCAAGCATCTACAATTAAAAAGAACATAATTGAAGGACAAAAGCAAGCAGAGTCAATGACAATGACAACCAAGCAACTTGAAGAACTTGGCAAGATCACTGGAAGAGTTTCTATCACACAGGTTGCTGCTGCACAAAGAGCAGGAAGAAACACAGACATTGTTCCAGTAAGCATGGAGTTTGGAAATAATCTTCTTGCTAATAGTGATTTTGGTAAAAACCTTAAGTCAACATTTGAAAACTCAATGACAGTACTTGGTCAAGGTCCAGCAGTAGATTCTTTGGTAAATCAACTTGGAACAGCGGTTTCCCAAGGCGTTCTTAATAGAGGTCAGGCAGAATCAATTGCTGTTGCCCTTACTAGAAATCTTAAAGATGCAAGACTTGAAATGAATGTAAGAGGAAGATTAATCCAACTTCTTGGTCCTAACGGAGAAAACATTCTTAATAATCCACTGCAGGTTCAACTTGATTTAATTACCTCTGGAGAAAAACTTCAGCAGGCTGCTCTTGAAAATATGAACTTAGTTGCTAAACAACAAACTGGAATTGGAGGAGTTGAAGCATTACAATTAGGTGCAGGTGCAATTGGCGGAGGATTGATTGGAGCAAGAGCAGGAGTTCAGGCAGCAAACATGGTTCAAATGGGATCAAATGCTGCTGCAATTGCTAGAGGCGAGGCAGCGATTGCTAAAGCAACAACTGAGGTTAGCAAGGTTGGAAAGGCTTTGGCTGTTGCTAGAGCAGTAAGAACTGGTGGTCAGGTTGCTTCTCTTGCAACTGGCGCTACAGGTGTAGGTGCTGTTCCTGGAGCAATTGGTTTAGCGGTATCAACAGTAATTTTTGGCGGTATTGAAGCAGCAATTAGAAGTTGGCAAAAGGGTAAAGAAAAGGCTCAAATTGGTAAAGCAGGAGGAATGCTTCAAGGAATAATTTCACAAAACCTTGCTGCTTCACAAGGAAGTATTGATGCCCTAACCTCACAATATGATACAGCAATTGCAAATCTTCAACTTAAAAAGAAAACACTGAAGGCAGAAAAAGATCGTGCTGCAGTAGATGAACAAATTCGTGATTTAGAATCAAAGAAGCAAAGTGGCTTGCAGACTTTAAGAGCAAAGCAAGGAGATATGCTAAAGAGTTCTTCAGATATTTTAGATCAAATATCTGGTCCATCATTATTTGAAAAGATTAGTCCACTAGGTTCTGGACGTGGACAAGTTCGTGATAAGTATATGGAAGCATTTAGTGTTGGAATGCAAGATAAGTTTAAAGATAATGCTCCACTTAAGGCACAAGCAGCAGCGCTTCAATCAGAACTTGATAAAATTGGAAATGACAAGATAACACTTGAAATTTCAACACTTGTAACATCTGATGTACTTACACCAAATGAGGCTTCAACATTGGTAAGCACATTGACAAAGAATGGTGGAAATGTTCAAAGCAACTTAAAGGCAATTGTTGATGTTCAGGGAACTGAAGGTGTTCAAAGACTCTCAACAATTCTTACAATGCTTCCAGAAGAAAAAAATCAAAGACAACTTGTTTGGGCTGTTAAGAATATGGACAAGGCTGAAGCAGATGCAACATTTTCTGCAATTGAAGAACTTGGAAAGATTCCAGATTATATTGGTATTGATCTTAATATTGAAACAAATCAAAATGATATTGCAGATCTAAAGGCAAGAGGAAAAGAAATTGATGCCCTTAAGAAAAAGTTCCCTAATGGTCAGGTAGATCTAAAGGCGCTTATTAAAATGCAAGAAGAAGCAGGTGGACCAGGAAAGAATCTAACACTGGATGCTGCAATTACTCAGTGGACTGCAATTTCTAAACTTCCAAAAGAATTACAATTCCAGGCAGTTATCAGTATTGGATCTATTAGTCAAAGTGATAGTTTTGATAAGATTTTAGATAGAGAACTTGAGTCTGCGTTCTATGCAAAGAATCCTGCCCTAGCATATAGTTTTGTTGATCCTAAGAGAGAAGCGGCAAAGAAAGCAGCAATGGCAGCATTTAAAAAAGATGCAGACAACATTGCAGCAGCAACAAAATCATACTTTGAAAAGGTTGCCCCACAACTATTTGGTGTTGGAGGAGTTGATGATTCAAAGAAGGGTCCTGGGGCTAACACAGGAGACACTGGACCAAAGAGAGATATGTCATGGCTTAATGATCTTGGTCAAAGACTTAAGTTGTTTAAGGAAAGTTCTTTTGATGCCCTCAATCCACTTAAGTCTTTAATAAAGTTTTTAGGTGGAGAAGCAACAAGAAATGATTGGCTTGGTAAGCAACAGGGGGCAATTCAGGAAATTGAAACAGCAGCAACCAAGGCTGGAATTACACTAGACAAAGACTTTATGGGTGTTATTCGTAGCATGGATGCAGAACAGTTTAAACTTTGGTCAGAGATATTATTTAAGATTGGCAAAAAGGGTCAGATTACAGGACTTAAGGAAGACTTTAAAACAATTAATGAAGGATTTAGGGCTGGAACAATAGGAACATTTATTGATAATATTCGTGAACAAAACAGAGAGATAGAAGTTCAGATAAAAGCATATGATGTTTTAAATAAACTAGGTTGGAACAATGCAGCGATGCAAGTGGTTTTGGCTGATAAAACTATGGCTGCAAGAATTGCATCTCAAGAAAACTTTACTCTTTACACAGAGGAAAGTGAAGCCGTTGTTGCAGAACTACAAAAAATTATAAATCAAAATCAAAAACTTGCTTCGCAAAGACTTGATGGGAACATTGAAGATCTTGAAAAACAAGTTGCAGCATATAAGAAATTAACAAATGCAGGAATTAAACAAGAAATAATTACTGAAATATTAAAGGATAAGGCAAATGCCTATGCTATTGCAAACTCACCTGGTAAGGTTGCAGATCAATTTGGTAACTTAATTGGAGAAACAAAGAAATATCTTGACCTGCTCAAGTATGTTGAAAACCAAACAAAGTCATTTGAGCAGGTAACACAGGAAGCAATTGATGCCAATACTGCTGCTCTTGACCTACAGGCAAGAAAATTACAAAATGAATTTGACCTTAAAAACTTTGACCTAAAGGCTAAGATTAAACTTGAAGAGGATGCTGTTCAAAAAGTTAATGATGACATTCAAAAAGAACAAGACAAGATTGATGCAGTTAACTTTGAATTAAAATATGACCCTAAGATTGGTCAAGTTGTTCTTGATAAATTACAAGAGCAAGTAAATGACGCACAAAGAAATATTGATCTAACATTTGATAGACCATTGCAGGCTCTTTCAGAAAGATCAAATGTTTTATCTAATGATCTTACATTAATTGATAACGCAGCCCAAAAAATTAATGATAAGTATGATGAGCAGCAAAAGGCGCTTACAAAGATTTCACAACTTAACCAGGATATTGCAGCACAAGAAAGAGGTCGAATTTCTCTTGCTGATGCACTTTCTCAAGGTGACATTTCTGCAGCAGCCCAGCAAGCACAAGAAATGCGTTCTCAAGCAGCAGAAGCAGCCAACCGTGCTTCTGGAGACTACTTAACAGCAGCAAGAGATTTTGAAATTGACAACCTACGCTCTGCAAGCGGTATGACAAGAAAGCAAATTGAAGAAGAACAGTTTGCAATTGGTCAAAGAACATTTGCACTTGAGCAAAAGAGAAAAGAAGCGCAAGCAGCAATTCTTGTTATTGAAGATCAGATTTACAATATTAATGAATTAAGAGAAGTTAAACTTAATGCAATTCAAGCAATTGAAACAACAATTGATGGTCTTAGAAATAAAGAATTAAAAGATGCTGAGACCAGATTAAATAATCTACAATCAGAACTTGATAAGAATCAAGAAATACTTGATGCAAAACTTCTTGCAATTGATAAAGAAAAACTAGGTTGGGAGTCAGTGCAGTTAGCACTTGATGGCTATAAGACTAAACTTGAATCACTTAATACAACTTTAGTAAGTCAAAAAGCACTTATTGATTCAATCGCTACAGCACTTAAGAATATGCCATCAGCAAGCAGTTTAACTGGTGGAACTAGCGGATCTACAGCAGTTGGAAATAAAAATGTTGTAGCAGATGCAGCAGCAGATGCAGCAAAGAAGGCAGCAGATGCAAAAGCAGCAGCAGAAGCCAAGGCTAAGGCAGAAGCCCTTAAGTTGGCTCAGGATGCATACGATTCAGAATTAAGAACAATTCAATTTTTACCTGGAGGATCTGCAAGAGAAGTTATGCTGACAGAATTTAGAAAGAAGTATCCAAAGGGTCGTCCGATGATGTATGGCGGAATGGTCAAGCCAATGGCATATGGCGGAAGAGTTGGTTCTGACTCAGTTCATGCACTATTAACTCCAGGTGAGTTTGTTATGAATAGAAAGGCTACAAAAACCTTTGCACCAATGTTAGAGGCTATGAATAATTCTGCATATCCTTCAATGATGGGACATCTAACAAGTCCGTCTTATAATGTACAGGTTTCTAATAATTTAGTTTCAACACCTATTAATACAAGCAGCGTAAATTCTGTTAGTGACAACTCAAGTACGGTGTATAATTATAGTGTAGGAATTAATGTAAATGGCTCTAACTCAAGTCCTGACGAAATTGCAAGGGCAGTTATGACACAAATTAAATATGTTGATTCACAAAGAATTAGGGGACAAAGGGCATAATGGCTACGGCATCGTATTTAACAGGTAGAAAAAGATACCAAAGACCACAGGCTATACTATGGTCAGAGAACGCTGGAACCCTTGTAGACGGACTTTACGTGCCAAATGGGTATGAGGTAGGGCAAGCCTCTGAAGAT